GGGGGGCGGCGTTCCCGCCGCGTCCTCAAGCGGGTAATCCTCCCCGCCGCACTCGCTCCGGGCAATCATCCGGGCGACGGCCTCGTTGCCCGACAACGCCAACTGCTCGTTGTAGACGGCGCGGTACCTGTCGGCGTTGGCTTTTTCCCGTTGCGCCTCGTAGAGCGCCTTGTAATCCGGTTCGGGCGGCTTGTCCGCGTCCGCTTTGGCGTCGGTCTGACCGCCGCCGTTATCGTCGGACGGCGCGTTCTTGTCGGCGTCGGCGCCCTCCGATTCCGGGGCGGGGGTTTCGCCGCCGTCGGAGAAGATGTCCGTTTCGGTTTCGTCCCCGGCGGCCTCGTCGGGGAAAATCGGCTCGTCGTCCCACTCGGACGCGGCGCCGGTCTCCGGCGCGGCGGACGGCTCCGCCGTTTCGGTCGCCTCCGTTGCGCTTACGTTCTGTTCGTCCATGGTATGGCTCCTTTCTGTTTAGCGGGAAGCCCGCATATTTCCGACGATACGGGCGGCGCGTTTGGCGACGCCGGGCAGGTTCGGCATACGGTTGCGCATGGCGTTCGGAAGCCCCTCCTCCATGCGCTCCGCCGACAGCGCCCCGCCCATGGACGGCGCCCCGCCGCCCGACGCGCCGTCGGGCGCAACGCCGCCGCTTTCCAGTTCGGCGATGAGCTCGTCTTTTTGCGGTATCAGCTTGTCGGGAATGCGTTTCAGGTACTGGACGGCGGAAAGCATACCGTCGCGCCGCAGGTTGTCGAGAGTTTGCGTGACGGCGATTTCGGAGAAATAGGTAGTCGCGCCCACGTCAACCCGCAGATTCAGCCACAGGTTCTTGAACGCGGAGAAGTCGAACCAGTCCGCGACTTTCCGCCGAACCTTGCGCGTGGCCAGCAGTCCCGTCGCGGGGTCGATTTGCGGAAGCCCGTCCGGGCCCGTCAAAACGTCCTCGAACTCGCGCTCCGCAATAACGGGGCGCATACCGTAATATGTCCCCATCATGTCAAGCAGGATATGCCCGATGTCCTCGACCCACTCGTGCAACCCGGCGCGGGTGTTCTCCAAGGGCACTTCCGCGTTGGTCTGCAGAACCATGAGCGCGCTTGTGTTGTCGGGCTTGACGTTGCCCATCTGCGCGTCGGTCGCGCCCATGCACTCTTTCGTGTAGGCAAGAACTTTGTCGATATAGTTACTAATCTGACCGGACATTTCCGGAACCGCGAAACTTGTCGCAATGTCGGGGATGCGCTCTCCCGGCGACAGCCCGTCCACGGCGATTGGCTCCCCCACGGCGTCGCTCCAACAGGATATTTTCCCCCTGTCGTAAATCACCTTTGGAAATGCTGTGGTCTGCAAATGGCGGAGGGAAACCGCAAACATGCGGTTTATCTCAATCTGGTTGGGAATCAGGCTCGTTATCAGGGCGCGTCCGTGGTACTGGTTCTTCTGCGCCCGCCAGTTTCCCCACGCAATCGGATAGAGCGAAAGCCCCGTGTCGATGTCCTCGTAAATCACGGCGCCGCGGGTCGCTTTCGTGACGCGGACGGTTTCGCCCTTCTTTTCGTAGAGGATGACGCAGAGGGCTTTTCCGGTTCCCTCCTCGTCCTCCTCCGGCTCAATCTTCCCGCCGACGCCGGGGAAAAGCTCGTTCTCCGCGTCGGCGGAGACGGCGGAATCCGCGTCGGGCGCCCTATGCCGCCTCGCCTCGGCGCGGAGATTCTCCACGGTGTCGCGCCCGACGATGATAATATAAGGCTGGTTCTGGGCGTTGCGGTCGTTGGGGTTGCCGAACAGGACGTTGATTCCGTCCGCAAGCTCCATGCGGATTTCGCCGCCGTATGCGCCGCCGTCGGCGAAGGCGCCGCCGTAGGGCTTGGCGTCGGGGTCCCACCAGAAATGGGCGCAGTAGTCGCCCGACACCGCGCCGTCGTAAAGCGCGTCGCGGAGGCGGTAGTCGAACTTGAGCTTTTCGAGCAGGTTTCCTAACGCGGCGTTGGCGTACCCGGAGGCGTCCTTGTCGGACTGCGCGTCATGCTCCCGCGCCGCCGGATTGGCGGCGCAGTCGGCGAGCGGCTCCGTGCGGATAGTCGTCGCGGAACTGGTCAGCGACGCGATAAAGAGACTGGCCACGCGTTCCAGAATGTTAAACACGGGCTTTGGCAGTCGGCTCATGGCGGGCGTGTTCGGCAAATGCAACCATTTATTTCCCGCGAAAAACTCCGTGTTGGTATTGACAAGCTCGTACTGGTCGGGCGTCAGGCTGTGGTTGTAGCCGACGCCGCGCTCGTAGAGACGCCACGCCCGCGTAATGTTTTCTCCGCTCATCCGCCGCCCTCCGTTTCGCGGCAGGCGTAGGCGTCCAGCGCGTTATAATGACCTAACGCCGCCCACGCCTCCGCCTCCTCGTTCGCCTTGCGCCGCTTTTCCTCGTCGGTTTCCGGCTCGTCCGGCGGGAAGCCCGTCAAGACTTTTCGGATTTGCGCGTTTTCCCGCGCCTTCCGGAGCTCCAACAGCAGGCAAATAAGAACCGCAAGCAGGAAATCGCCGATTACCGCCGCGCCGAAAATCGCTTGCAGGATTCTATACATATAATCACCACCCGTAAAGATTGCCTTCTAATAGGCTTTCCCGCGCCTCGGATTCCTCCCGCAAACGCCGCCGTTCGGCGTCGGAGAGGGGCGCGGGCACGGCGACGCCCGAAAGGTAGTTCAGGGCTTGCGACGAACTGTCCACCATATCGTCGTGCGCCCCGGCGGGGAACGCCGCCCACTGGCTCAAGTATTCCTCCAGCCAGAGGGCGTTTCGCGGCAGGAACACGTGGCCGCTTTCAATCATGGGCGACACAGCGCACACGCGGGCTTCCTTGCCGCCCTCCGGGTTGACGGGAATACAATACGCCTCCCGCCGCAACATGTCGATAATCGCGCTCCCGTTGGCTTTGTCCTCAATCAGGACGGCTTTCGCCTTTGGCCAGCGGGCTTGCGTCTCCCGAATCGCTTTGAGCGTCTCCGTAAATGTCAAATGGCGGTTGGCGCAGTCCAGCAGATAATAGTCGTTGTCGCGCTTGCCCCAGACGGTTATCGCCACGAAGTCGTTGTTCTCCCCGCCTTTAAACGCGGCGTCCACGCTCAGGTACTGTACGGGCAGCGCGGGCGCGGCGTCGTAATACCGCCACCAGCCGCGCAGGACGATGTTCCCGCCCTCGGCGCGGGGGCGGCACTGGTAGAGCGCCATCCAAGCCCGCTGTCCGCCCGACGGGTCGCGCAGGTACGCCTCGCGGAACTGCGCCAGCCATTTGTCGCCCTTGCCCAGTTCGGGGCAAAGCGCCTCCCCCGGCTTGCGGCCTAACGGGTCGGGCTCGCTTTCGGTCGGCTCCGCCTCGACAGGCAGGCGTATCAGGCGGACGTTGGTTTCCGTGCGGAGAATCCGCGCCGCCAAGTCGTCCTCGTGCCACGGCGTCATGATGACGATGACTTTCGCCTTGGCCTGCAGGCGCGACTTGAACGAGTTCGCCCACTCTCCCCAGAGCTTTTCCCGATAGGCGGGGCTGTCCGCCTCCTCGCGGTTCTTCACGGGGTCGTCGATAATCATCACGTCGGCGGGGTTGCCCGTCACGCCCGCACGGATGCCGACGCTCAAAAGCCGCCCGCGCCGCCCGGCGATTTCAAACAGCGCGGCGCGGTTCAGGCCTAACTCCAACCCCGCGAGGGCTTTCCCCCATACGGCGAACTTCTCCCGGTTGCGCCGGGCGAACCGCTCCGCGCTGTCGTCGTTGTAGGAGCCTAAAATAATGCGCGTGTCGGGATTCTTAATCAGTAGCCAGCTCGGCAGGGCTTCCGTGACGGTCATGGATTTGCCGTGCTGGGGCGGCGTCTCCAGTATCAGGATGTCGTAGGCGTTGCCCGTGTCGGCTTCCACGAACGCCTGAGTCTCCTTGGCAAGGAACGCGGAAAAGCGCGTCGGAATCCACGCGGCGCCGTGGACAAGTCGAAGGTACGCGCCGTAATCGCGGCGGGCGAGTTCGCGGCGTATCAGCGCGGCGCGGATGCGGTTCGCGGCTTCACGGCGCACGGGCGTTTCCCCCCTCCAGACGCTTGAGCCAGTCCCAAAGCTCCGCGTCCGTGTACCCGGAAAAGTCCTCCGCAGGGTCGGGTATCGCGGCCTCCTGCGCGGCGGACTTCCCCTCGGCGGCGAAGTCCAGCAGTTTCATCACGTCCGCCGCTTTCGCCTTGTCGGGCGCGTTGAGGAACGAGAGCAGAGCCGCCGCGACTTCTTTCGCCGTCTCCGGCTCTTCCAGCCTCTTGCGCAGGATTTCTTTTACGTCCGCCGTCCTTTTCCTTGGCATAACCGCTCCTTTCCGCGCCCGAACCGCCCCGGATTGTACCCGCCGAAAATCCCGGAAGGGGCGTTCTCGTTCCCGTTTGGAACGTCCCGGAACGTCGGGCGGACGGGAACGCGCCTTTCGGGGACATCCGCCCCCGCGCAAAGCGTCCCCGGCGCCCTTCCGCCCCTATCATAGCGCTTTTCCCTTCCCCAAAACGGCAAACTTTTCGGATTCCTCTTGACAAAAAAGAATCCCCGTTCCGGGCGGGAACGGGGGAAACCCTAAATCCAGTTCAGGTTTTTGGCGACGGCGAGAATGAACGCGCCGTTCCAGTTGCGGGCGGTTCGCGGCGATACGTGGCACTCCAGCGCGGCGCCGTCAATCGTGCGCCCGCGCTCCATCAGCGCGAGGCGG